TGTCCCTATATACCGGGTAACCCAATAATACTTTTCAAAAATTTAAAATATTATTTTTTTTTGGCACTTTATTTTAAAGGGGGGTATTTAAAATGGAGGGGGTTGTTTGAGCATAAGCCTCTGTTTATCATACACACAGCTACGCCCTAAATTAAAAATGGGGGGTGGGGGGCCTTCAGAGTATAAGAAGAAGAAGAAAAAGAAAAAGAAGAAGAAGAAAAAGAAGAAGAAGAAGAAGAAGAAGAAGAAGCAAGCATTAAGGACAGCCTACGGCTGGCTCCATCTAAGGAAAAATTTGAAAAATTGAGTAAAAAAAATGCCCCCAGTTTTTACACTGAGGGCGAAGGTTTGAGTGGCTTGTTATGCTTGTTTTGCTTTTGGCAATTCTGGTGCTTTAGGTGTCACTTCCAATCTTTGGGTTTGAATTTCAGTGACCATATCAAAGACTGTTTGTAAGCCGTCACTATCTAGATTGCCAAGCAGGTTATCGATAACGGTTATAATAGACTGTTGTTTGTCACCAGTTCTGGAAGCTAATTCCATTATTGACTCTGGCAACTTCTCAATTGATGCCTTTGCTGTTTCTTGCTTTCTAACAGCTTTAGCTGTTTTGGCTTTTTCTGTTTCTTCTTTGCCAAACAGTTCTTTATGCTCGTCTCTGATCCATGCAATATAATCTGTGAAGGTCATTTCTTCATTTGATGTCATTAGATCATCACTATCTACATATCCACTACTGACAGCTTGCATAAGTAATCTTAAGCGTGTGATAGCTAACATATATTTTTTCGCTGTATCTTCTTTTTTAAATAGTGGCAATATATTGGAATACATCCAAAGCTTGATATCTTTATTACTTATCTCATTGCTGTTGATATCGTCGCATGATGATACCATCCTAATAAACTTTATAGCCAACGTACTACTATCAGATATAGCTTGATAAATACTTGCGACATCTTTTTGTGCTTCTACTTTATTAAACTTAGTCATGTTATTCTCTCTTTCAAATTATGCCAGCATGATCGCTAGGCATGATTATATAATAGCAGGTATAGTCATAATGTCAAACTTTATCGTGTTTTCGGATTGAATCCCAAAACTTGCCTCGGTAGCGACCCAGGCCTACGCCATATTAACAGGAGACGCAAAAAGCATCAGGATAAGATTTGATATATGAGGGAGGGAGAGAGAGGGGGCTTGTATTGCACCAACAACCACTCTTATCGCCTATGACCTTATCCAAAACTTATCCAGATATTACCCATTAGTATATGACTAACAGTGGCTCACAATCTGAGTGTTTCTTATGTTTTAGATATGCTTAGTGTCTATGATGTATTTGTACCATGAGGATAAGTATTAATGGGTTATGTTATCCTTCCCTATATGTATAAGGTACTAAGGATAATCTCTCTGCGATTTAGGATTAACAGTGGCGCATAACCTGGCTATGTATCGGAAAAAAATACTTCATTACGTCTATTGACTATTGTCATCTTATGTGTTATAATGGTTACATTAAACAGGCAATACTCAATACTATAATATACTTACTATACCACTACAGGTTCTCGGATTCAATCCCAAAACGTAAGGAGGTTTAAGATGGATAAAAAATATAGACTACAAAACATTGTAGAGAAAATGAAACGAAGGCAAAGAGATCGTTATACAGTTCTTGATTGTCTGCTTCAAAAAGAAAAAGAGATCGTATACTTTAGTGATAGCAACCCTCACAACATATCAATCACTGATGATGATAAAGACTATTTCAATTCATTGATTACTACATACAGTAAAGATGAAACCCCTACGCAAATGCATGATGTAACGATAAAGAATTGGCAAGGTGATGCAAAGCTAATTAGTGATTCACTCATACAAGGGAATCCGAATATGACATCAGAAGAAGTACACACAATGACGCAGATTGCATTATCTGCGATGAACGGGGGTTGATTATGATTAAACAAATACGGGATATGATTGCACTGCTTGCACTCTGTGGGATGTCATGGATGTGGGTGGAAGTTATAGGTGGGCTGGTAAGTTGACGTACAAATACACACCATCAAAACCATTTACAGGTAAGGTGAACTTGGTTCGGAGCTTCAAGTGGAACGGTAAGATTCTGTGCATATACAAGGGGAGATCAAAGAATGACAGCAGACGCAACAGAGGCAAGGGAATCTACTTTATATCCACAAGTCTATACCATAAAGACGCTATCAAATTTGCTCTAGACAAATGGAATGTATGCCAAAAGATAAACACTAAATCAGGTATGCCTGTAAGAGGGGATAACGGATGCCTAGTTCTATACGATTCTATACTAAGCAAAGACCTAACAGATACTAATGCTAATATACCACTATTTACTATTGCTACGACTTAGATACTAAGACACAGCAAACCTATTGAGCATAGCTCCTATGTTTACATAGTATTGGAATGCAGTGGACAAGTATTGTTTAGTTTACAGAGAAGCCCCACTTGGCAAGATCATCTTTTAACTCTTGCTCAAGCTGCTTTTCTGAGACAGTTTCATCTTTGGTGATGACCTTCTCGGTATACAATCCGATGGTCTGACCTAAAAGTTGAAGGGCTTTGGCACGGTTAGGGGCAGGTTCCTCTTTATCGAAAGCTATATCTCTAAGCTCTTGGACAATCTCGGATTTTAATTGATCCTCTTTATCAAGAGAGCGTTTAAGATGACGAGTCTTTAGCTTTTCTCGCTTGTCTCTTATGCTTTGGGCTAATCTTTTAATAGTCTCAGTAGACGCAAGTTTAGAAGCCTTAACATATGTAGAGTTTTTTGTAGCCCCACTAGCAGTTTTCTCAACAAGATACCCTGCCTTCTCATATGCCTTGATAAGAACAGGAGGGTTTTCATCTGCTATTAACTCTGCAAACATTTTTTGTTTAGGTGTCATAATCTATTTATACCAAAACAAAATACAAAAACCAATTTATTTTTAACAGTTAACTTAACCTGGTTTTGGGATTGAATCCTAAAACACAACCAAAAGGAGTAACACAAATGAGTAAGTTTATTCTCGTTACAATAACAGCAACAGGACTCGCACTAATACTCGCATCACTCACCTATATCTCTAGGGATTTAGGTAATGGAGTGCTTGGCTGCCTAGCAGTAGGCGTACTGATGGCAGTCGGACCTTACGCAACACATAAATACTTTGGAGGGTAACATGAAAAATATACATCCGAGCATTACTAAAGAGCGACTGCACAATGCAGTAGAAGAACAAATGTTCGGCACAGAAAATCCGGGATTTTGCATATCGTGTGGAGCCGATCACGATGGATGCGAACCTGATGCAAGAGGATACGAGTGCTACGAGTGCGGTAAGAAGAAGGTATTTGCAGCAGAAGAATTGATGATGATGATCATCTAAATCACACCAGTAATATGTAACAAATAGAAAGGAGAATACTATGGAAGAATACAACGAGTCTGCTGATAATATAAATGATCTTAATTTAACCCAAGCTCTTAAAGATTTAGAGGATAACTATACAGGAGAAAATTATGACTAACGGAACCTACACTTTTAGAGATGGCGAAATATATGTTGGTGAATTGAAAGACGGCAAACTCAACGGGCAGGGAACCTTCACTTGGCCTGGTGGCGAAGAATATGTTGGGGAATGGAAAGACGGCCTACGCAACGGACAAGGAACCTACACTTGGCCTGGTGGCAACACATATGTTGGAGAATGGAAAGACGACCTGTTCCACGGGCAAGGAACCCTCACTCTTGCTACTGGCAACAAATATGTTGGTGAATGGAAAAATAACAACAGACACGGGCAAGGAACCTACACTGATGCTAATGGCAACACATATATAGGTGAATGGAAAGACAACGATAGACACGGGCAGGGAACCTTCACTTGGGCTGATGGCAGCAAATATGTTGGGGAATATGAAAACGACAGACGTCACGGGAAGGGAACCCTCACTCTTGATGGTGGCGAAAAATATGTTGGGGAATATAAAAACGACAGACGTCACGGGAAAGGAACCACCACTTATTAATTAATTAACAACAGGAGAACATGATGACTAACGTAATGAATGATAGCAGTGAATTTGATCCTAACAATCACGCCACTCCTAAAGAGGACAAAGCTCTGAACAGATCACATTATAATTTTAATGGGGGTTTTTACACCTCTGACCTCGCAAGCGAGGAAGCATACATCTTACGTGTGGCTCCACTTGCATATCCCGGACCTAGATACATTGTATCAAGGGATGAAGATTATGCATTCGCTGATAGGGAGCTATGGGAATTTCAAGATTTTGATTCAGCGTTAGAATTTTTAAGAGATAACTTATGTCAAGTATGCGATGGCGATGGCCGTCGTGAGAAATATGTACACGCTGATTTCAATAATGATTACGGATACCGTCAAGAGGTAATATGTGATGAGTGCGAAGGTAGAGGAACACTATAATAATAACAATACAACATAGGAGGAGAGAACTATGTCTAAAAAACTTATATATGATTTATCTAAACTTGATGACGATACAAGATTGCAAATCATGCTTGGATCATGGGGAAAGGGTTTCTTCTTTGATTGGTTCACAAGATTTCCCACTCGGCTGGGTGGCATATCACAAGATGCAAAGACAATTAAAGGTGAAGTGAAGGGCTTTCTAACATTGATTGTTTATTTATCGGCGGCAAAAGAATCTGGTGTGAACCTATGTCCATTACATGAACTCGCAGGATGTGCCGAAGACTGCTTGAAAGAAGCAGGGAGAGGGAAGTTTACAACTATAAG